GATCTTAATGAGTTCGCTTTTTATCGTGAACGATGGGCGTTGAGAAGAATATTTGGGTACGAGTTCCCAACAAGTGCATCGGCTGTTAGGGGTCAATCTGTGGAGTCTGGCATTAATATGTTTCTCAATGGAATACCGCTAGAAGAAGCGACAGAAAAAATGGTGTCTGAATATGATGCAAACTGTTCTAGAATAAATGACCCAAAAACAGAAGATGAAAGAAACAATTTAGTGCCACTATTACAGCTAGGAACTAAGGAGTTTCAGAAATATGCTTACTCATGGAATCTATTGACCTATCAAAAGAAGGTAGAATTAGAGATAGAAACCATACCTTTCGTGGGTTATACGGACTTTCATTTTGAAGATAAGAAGACCAAAGAGGATTTTTATATTGATTTGAAAACGTCTAAAAGCCTACCCCAAAGGATTAGTATTTCACATTCTATGCAACAATCCATATATCAGTCAGCGACAAACTCGAAGCAAATCTTGTGGTATCTGAAAAATCCGACAAAGACTAAGGATGCTGAATTTATTGCGATGTCGCTAGATGATTACGCACAACCTATGCGGATATGTAAGCATATTTTAAAGGTAATGGGTAATTATCTCAAAACAGTAGATACCCCAGATAACGTTAGAGACTCTCTAGTGCCTAATCCAGATAACTGGATTTGGAAAGAACCTACTGTTCTTCAAGCTAGAAAGGAAGTTTGGGGGTATTAACCAAGAAACCCCTTTAGGTTTAGGCTTAGAGGGGTTACAATAAACTAAATTGGAGTTCAATATGATTATACACGAAAATTCAAAACCAACGCAGAAAATGAAAGCATGGTACTTATTTACAGAAGACTTTATCGCAGGTACGCAACACCTTAGTAATGAAGAAGTCGGAATATACATAAGGCTTTTATGCTTTAACTGGAATAAACGCTGTGCAGGTATACCAAATGATGCTTATAAGCAGTACAGAATAGCTAATTGTTTCACTGATAATGAGAAAACTAGCTGTGATAAAATTATTCGAGAGTTCTTTGTTTTAGTAAATGACCACTACCAAAACGAAAGACAACTACAGGAATATCTATATATATCAAGGCGTATGGAAGCATCAAAACAAAATGGGAAGTTAGGAGGTAGACCAAAAAAACCTAGCACCGAACCTAGCGAGAACCTAGATAAAACCCCCCTAACCCCTACCCCTACCCCTAGTCCTAAACAAACCAAAGTAAGTTATGCACCTTCCTTTTTAAAATTTTGGGAAAAGGTAGCTAATAAGGTATCAAAGGGAACAGCCGAAAAGAACTATATGAAGATAGAAGACGAATGGATAGAGAAGCCAGAAGAACTAGCAGAATTGTATAATAAGTATTATAAATCTGTAGAAGATAAACAGTTTGCTAAACAACCTGCTTTCTGGCTATCCGCTAAGAAATATTTGGATGAACAACCAAAAGCACAAAGCACAGAAAAGGTTGATTTGTACCCCCTTAGACTCAAAGACTACAAAAAGGTTGTATCAGAAAAAATGTCAAGGAATTATGTTTCTCAACAAGCGTTACAACATATTGACGAAGTACAAAGAGCCATAAAAGAGGGCGAGTTTTCCAAAGATGACGCTGAAAAGTATTTAGATTTAAGAGGATGGTTATAATGAAAATAAATAGCATAGCAATAGATAAGCTTATTCCTTATCACAATAACCCTAGAAAAGACCAAGCTGTAGACAAGGTGGCAAGTTCTATAAATGAATATGGGTTCCAACAACCTATAGTCGTAGATAAAAATATGGTGGTTGTAGTCGGTCACACAAGGCTTATGGGTGCTAAAAAACTAGGTTTGAAAAGAGTTCCTACAGTTATAGCGGACTTAACAGAAACGCAAGCTAAAGCCTATAGAATAGCGGACAATAGAATAAATGAGGATAGCACTTGGGATATGGAGTTGCTCAACCTAGAAATAGCAGGTTTGTCAGAGGTTAACTTTGATTTAGATTTATTGGGTTTTAATTCATCAGAGTTAGATAAATTTTTAAGTAACGATGAAGAATATTTAACAGATGAAGATGAAGTTCCAGAACCACCAAAAGAACCAAAGTCAAAACTTGGTGATGTTTATGAACTTGGTAAACACAAAATAATGTGCGGAGATTCAAGAAAACAAGAGAATGTTAATAAATTAATGTTAGATGAAAAAGCAAATATGGTATTAACAGACCCACCATTTGGCGTTGATTATAACCAAAAGAATGAAGACTTGAATAATAGATTAGGTGGAAACAGAATTACAGAATATATAGAAGCTGATGAAAGTGTAGATTTTGAAGACTTTAGTTTTGATTTTATCAAAAACTTTAAACTTACCAATTATAATACAATTTACATTTGGATAAATGGAAAAAATTCCTTTAAGTTGTATAACGCTCTTTTAAAAAACGACATATATATAGCATCTCAATTGATATGGTTGAAAAATAATCATGTTTTAACAAGACAAGATTATTCAAGTAAATATGAGATTTGTTTTTATGGTTGGAAAAAGAAACATAAATATTATGGTAAATTTTCACATGATGTATTGGAATTCGACAGATTAAATCAAAATAAATTACATCCAACACAAAAACCAGTTGAAATGTTAGAAAAATTGTTAATTGATGGTAGTCGAGAAAACAATATTATTTATGATTGTTTTTTAGGTTCTGGAAGCACTTTAATAGCTTGTGAAAAGTTAAACAGAATTTGCTATGGATTTGAACTCAACCCTATTTATTGTGATGTTATCATTAAAAGATGGGAAGATTTCACAGGTAAAAAAGCTAAAAAGATATGTTAGAGGTCATAACCTTTACCATGTATCTCATTACTATTACAGATATAGAAACCGCTAATGTTGAAGTTCACCGCCTTGTATTTGATAATCATGCGGAATGTTTAGCGTTAGCCACAGCCATCAACCAAGTTCGTGACCCTATTTCTACTAAAAAGAATTGTAGAAGGGTTATAAACTATTATTCGGAGTTACCTTAATGGATAAAGATTATGAAAAAATATTTGCACTAAAACCAATTGTTCCAGATACAGGACAACGAAATACTAGAGTCTTTAAGAAAGAAACAGTTGAGAAATGGAAAAAACTTGCAGAGAAACAAAGAAGACAAAAAAAGAAAAAACTTTAAAAATAAACTATTTATTGCTAAATGTTATTTGTGGTACTGAGTGGACATAGTTAAGGACTGTTCTCTGTCGCAGTACAGGTGATTAGTGGTTGAACCTTGAGAAGCCTGTACCACACCACCTTACTATAGGGTTAAAATAGGATGGCTAGACCAAAGAAGTACAACATAGATACAAAACAACTACAAAAGCTTGCATCATTCGGTTGTACTAACATTGAAATGGCTGATTTCTTTGGGTGTTCCCCAGACCTTCTTGAAAAGAGTTATTCGGAATTTCTAACAAAAGGGCGGTCACAGATGAAAATGAGGTTAAGACAACTTCAATGGAAGTCCGCTGAAAATGGTAATGTGACCATGCAAATATTTCTAGGAAAGAATATTTTAGGGCAACAAGATAAGATAGAAACAAGTGAACTAGATGAACCTTTAGTATGGTCAGCTGATTAATGCCATTAACAGCACCACAAAAGAAAGTAATTAAAGATGAATCACGCTTTAGGGTTTTGATTACAGGGCGTAGGTTCGGTAAAACATATCTAGCCATTAATGAATTAGCCAAATTTGCGAGTCAGCCTAATAAAAAGGTTTGGTATGTTGCACCAAGTTACAGACAGGCTAAAGCGATATGTTGGGGTGTTCTTAAAGAAAAGATGATACAGCACAAATGGGTCAAGAGCATCAACCACAGCGATTTGACTATTACACTCAAGAATAACAGCCAGATTACACTTAGGGGAAGCGATAACGAAAATTCACTAAGAGGCGTAGGTCTTCATTTCCTTGTGATGGACGAGTTTGCAGATACAAGCAAAGAAACATGGTATGAGGTGCTTAGACCAACATTGTCAGACACAAAAGGTTATGCGTTGTTCTGTGGTAGTCCTAGAGGTTTTGGGAACTGGTCTTATGAGTTATACAAGATGGGTGAAACTAATAAGGATTGGAAAAGCTTTCAATACACGACACTAGAGGGTGAACAAGTTAGTGAAGACGAAATTGAACAGGCAAAGCAAGACTTAGACCTTAGAACGTTTCAACAAGAGTACGAAGCGACATTTGTTAATTATTCTGGAATGATTTACTACAACTTTAGTAGAGATAAAAACATAGTAGAGAAGTACAACAAGAATAGTGGCATATTACATATAGGCTTAGACTTCAACGTAGACCCAATGAGTGCGGTTGTTTGTGTTATAGAAAATGATAGAATTTTTATGATAGATGAGATACAAATATATAGTAGTAATACGAATGAGATTTGTGAGGAGATTAGAACCAGATATAAGAACGTTCAAATAGTGGTATATCCAGACCCAAGTGCTAAACAAAGAAAAACAAGTGCAGGTGGTTTAACTGATTTAGCTATTTTGAAAAATAATGGTTTTGATGTAAGATGTAGAAGTACAGCACCTTTGGTAAGGGATAGGATTAACGCAGTAAATAGTAAGTTAAAGAACGTAAATGGCAAAAGTAGTTTATTTATTGTTAAGTCCTGTAAAAATGCGATCAAAAGCATAGAACGACAGATTTATAAGGAAGGTACGCATATTCCAGACAAAGATAGTGGATATGACCATATGAATGATGCTCTAGGCTATTTAGTAGAGTATAATTTTCCACTTAAAAGGAATTTTGCACCAAGCCATCCTAAAAGGTGGAGTTGATGGATAGGGAAACACTTACAAGTAAACACGATTTATGGCACTCAAATATTTCTAATTGGGAGTTCTACATTCGTAGTTATCTAGGCGGTAACGATTACAAAAACGGCTATTACCTTCACCGCTATGTTTTAGAGTCACCAGAAGAATATGACGCAAGAATAAGACACACCCCTGTAGATAACCATTGTAAGAATGTTGTTCAGATTTACACAAGTTTTCTTTGGAGAGTGCCACCAACAAGAGATTATGGTTCATTAGATGGCGATGAGCAGTTGAAGTCGTTTCTTTTGGATGCTGACTTAGATGGTCGCTCATTCAACACTGTAATGCGTGAAGTACAAATGAACGCTAGTATCTATGGTAATTGTTGGGTCATTGTTGATAAGCCACAGTCAAACGCCAACACAAGAGCAGAAGAACTAGCACAGGATATCAGACCCTATATCAGTATCTACACCCCAGAAAACGTTGTGAACTGGAATTACAGGCGGTCAGCTAGTGGTAGGTTCTATCTTGATATGTTGATGGTTGTAGAGGACATTAACGCAGATAGAGCAATAATAAAAATATTCACAGAAGAAACGATAGCAACCTATGAAGTAGAGGAGTATTCAGAAGAATATTCAAAAGGCGAATCTAGGTTAATCGAAGAAGTGGAAAACCCAATAGGGAAAATCCCTGCGGTCAATGTCTATAATTTAAGAGGTGCTAAAAGACCTATAGGCATTAGTGACCTTGCTGATGTTGCATTTCTACAACAATCTATCTACAACGACTATTCGGAAAAAGAACAGCTTATCAGATTAGCAAACCACCCTAGCCTAGTAAAAACACCAAATGTTGAAGCTAGTGCAGGTGCAGGGTCTATTATAGAGATACCAGAAGACCTTGAAGCTAATCTAAAGCCTTACATAATACAGCCTAGCGGTCAGAACCTAGATGGAATAATGAAGTGTATACAAAACAAGGTAGATGCCATTGATAGGATTACACACATGGGTTCAGTAAGGGCAACAGGTACACAAATAGCAAGTGGTATTGCTCTACAAACAGAATTTCAGCTACTAAACGCCAGACTATCAGAGAAAGCCGATTATCTTGAGAACGCAGAAGAACAGATTTGGTCTTTGTTTGCTATGTGGCAAGATAAACAGTTTGATGGTTCGATAAACTATCCAGATACCTTTGATATTAGAGATTGGGCAAATGACCTTCAGTTTTTACAAATGGCGAAAGCTAGTGGTATTAAGTCAGAAACATTCAACAAGGAACTAGACAAGCAGATAGCACAGGCAGTTATTGACGATAGCGAAATGATAAAATCTATAAATGAAGAAATAGACGCTACCAGAACAGTTAGAGGGCAGTTCCAAACAACAGAAGTAGAAGGACAGACAGTTGAAGAAGAAACGTAAACGTAGGCTAGTACCCAAAGACAAAAGAACTGGTATTCCTAAAAAATATCTATCTGGTCTTAAAGGTGCGAAAAGAAGTGCTAGAGCAAGTTTATTGAAACAAGTAAGTGCGTTATATAAAGCAGGTGCAAGAATACCACGTTCATTACTTAGAAGAAGGAACAGGACATAATGGCAGTAAGAAGAAGACCCTTATCAGCAAAGACACTAGCAACACTTAGAGCAAAAGCAAAGAAATCAAAATTATTTAATCTAGCAGACTTAAAAGCTAGTTTTCGTAGGGGTCAAGGTGCATTTCTTTCCGCAGGGTCAAGACCAAGAATACCTATGAACGCTTGGGCGATGGCTAGAGTCAACAAGTTAATAAGCAGGGGTCGTTCTGGTACATTTGATAAAGATATTATTAGACGAGCATCAAAAAGAAAAAAGAAATAGATACAAATCCAGGCAAAAAGGTAATAAAATCAAGGACTTAGCATGGCAAAGTATAGAGGAAAAGAAGTAAAGCTAAACAAACCATTTAGATTATCTACAGCCGAATCTAAGCGAAAAAAGTTTGGTGTGTATGTAAAAAACAAATCTACTGGTAAGATAAACAAAGTTACATTTGGTGCTAGGGGGATGTCTATAAAGAAAAGCATACCTGCAAGGCAAAGGTCATTCTTAGCTAGAATGGGTGGTGTTCTTAAAGAGGTCAAAGGTCAGAAATCTCTATCACCTGCTTTCTGGTCAATCAAAGCTTGGAAAAAAGACTTTCCCCTATAATGTCCAGAATATTAGATAAATTAGCTGACCAACACGAACAGCGTATTATTGATGTGCTTTACAGGCTTGAAGAAGACGTAATAAAAGAAGTAACAAGAGCGACAAAGGGTAAACTTGTTTCACAAAGACTAGCGATACAATTACAACCTGCAATTAGAAACCTTGTGGAAACCACCTTTTTAGACGAAGCAGATACCATAATAAATGAAGAATATAACAAGATTGCAAAAGAGGTCTTGGATACGTTTGGTGAAATGCCTATACCAAAGAAGTTCAAAAGCCTAACAGAAGTAGACCTAACCACATTAAACGCACTCAAAACACAATCTTTTAGTGGCTTTGAAGATATAGCAGAACGATTTATAAAAATTATCAATGACGAGGTATATCAAAGCACAATAGCAGGTAGACCATTTGAAGATATGGTAAGTAATATTCGTTCACATATAAATGGAGTTTACAAGCAATCGAATGTTGCAGAGATAAATGAACTGGTAGACTTCATAAACGAAAACAAATTTGATAATGCAAAGAAAGCAGAAATAGAGGAAGCAGTTAGAAAGCTACACACACAATACGCAAGTGACAGGGCAGGGAATAATCTTAGACGCTATGCAAGTCAGATTGCTCACGATTCAGTAATGCAGTTTCATGGACAGTTTACAGTAGCCAAAGCAAAAGATGCAGGGTTGACCCATTACAGATATACAGGCACACTTGTAAGGGATAGTAGACCTTTCTGTAGGAATATGCTAAATAAGACATTAACCGAAAATGAAATTAGGGAT